TTGAGACCTTGTGTCTCTTTTCTTTTTTTTTTAATTTTAATAGAAATCAGATAATCTAAAAATTTCTGGACGATTATTACACATTACTGGAATAAAAGCATGTCTACGTCTTAACATTTCTAAAGTAGGAAACGACTCAAAAAATTCCGCCTCCTTCATATTCGCTTTTTTTGACATTGATTTTAATATTTTTAATTTAGAAGGATCATTAACCCACTCCTTATAAATCTCACGAGGAGTCTGATTACAATGACTTATAGCATATTGATAAGCAATATAACACGCATTATATGTCAACACATTTGTTCCTAACGTATCCCAAGCCTGACCTATAGTCTTTAAGATAAGCCCCGGATATCCCTCATGATCCAAAACACTACACATCCTTACTAACGATTCTAAATGCATCTTAAAAGGCAATACCATGGCAGTATTAGGCAAAAATGAAGCTATAAAATAACGCTTTAAAAATTTAGGACCATATCGCGTTATAACACATTTATTCATATCAACCACAGACAAAAAATGATCATATTCTCTATAATCACGCAACTCCATACCCAAAAACTCTTTCAAAAATCGAGCAAACGATTGGACATTAAAAATATGGCGAATTATTTTTGGAGCACACCATATATGATCATCTCCATATACTATAATCGCAATCATGCCTATAATCATGCACTGATGCACAAAAAAGGCCGAAGAGGGATGAGTATGCTTAATATGCTCACAATATAAATAAAAGATGAGAGCCATAATCCAGGAATCTCCATGAGATGTCTCCTTTCCCCCGGAATACATTACTCCTCGTATTAAACGCCAAAAATTACCAGGTTGCAAAGTAATTTTATTAGTTACATGATACAGTAACAACAAATAAAGGCGTTTTAACATACGATGCTGTGATCTATTCATTCGATTCCACGCATAATAACGGGAACCCGCCGCTAAATATAGATACAACTGCCAATCTGTAATATGCTTATCTAGACCCGTAATATCACCATCGGCCCAAAATAAGTCTGGATTGTCAAAATTAAGAACAGTAGCTAATTGATACCAACCACCATACCAAGGAGTACATCCTATAGTTATAAGTTCACCACGTTCAATTAACATGCGATCTTTATGGAGCAATTCAGATAACAATGTCAAAGTCAAACTTGGTATAAAAAACTCTCGAACTCTATTCATAGATTTAGGTATTTTTTCAAATATTTTATCATACAAATACCTAAACTCTGCTTTTAGTTTAGTAACATTCATAGGCACAAAGTTCACTTCCTTATCATGAGCTATATCATACATAATTTCATGTAATTGACGACCAGCAGCTTCAAAAAGATACATCTTACTACCTGCATTGGCAACTTTGAATTTTACTCCCTCTACATCAATAGTAAATGTAGGATAATTCAAAATACCTCCAGAAGTTCGCATTCTTATAGTCTTAATAAGTTCAGACGGATCATAATAAAAACGAAACTGTCCCACATATTGCTCTGTACGTAACTTAGATTCCAACATCTTAAGAGCCGGAGTTACATAAGGACGTATCTTAGAATAAGCGGTCCCTCGCTGAGCAGTATCAAATGAAAACTCTCGTAACAAAGATACAATTTTTAGTTCATCATGTCCAGTACTATTAGTAGAATAATAATACATCGGATACATAAGTCCATCTATTTCTTTCTTTTCCGTTAAAATAGTATGAACAGAAGTACGAATCTTACACACAGATTCTAAAGACTTAATAGCACAATCTTCTTTCTCTATGTGTCGTTTCATGCCCATATGACGATAAACATAATCATCAACTTTAGTTGCCAGCTCTGGAATAAAAGGAGCTAAGACTTCATTAGTTAACGATATATTATTTGTATGACGCGATATATCATTTAATTTTATATGAGAAGCAGGAGTAAAATATTGTCTATACC